TAATTTCGCTAACTAGGGATTATCAAGCATCCGCCACATGAATCTAGAGTAGGGAGTACCGGGTGACCGCTTCCGTTCGTAAGAAATCTCTTTTAGTTAGTATGACGCAGTACTCGGATGATGCGTTGTCATAATTTGCCTGCGGATAGGTGAATTATGACTTATATCTGGATGATACGCAGTAGGGTTTATACAATCACTGTTAACTAATCTTAATTAAACTAGAAAGAAAAGAACTTCGAGCGTAAGCGAAGAAGTAGATGTCGTAGACATCTTAAAAGGTATAACCAAATTGCTCACAGTAGGGTGTAAACAATTCTGTTAACTTTTCCAAGGTTTCTGGATTTGTGTAATAGCTTTGATAAGGATGTTTCTGTTTACGTGATTCAGTTTTATATCTTGGTAATTCAGTAAATTCTTTGCCAAATTTTAAACTTAATCTAGCTGAGTCCTCATTAATAGTTTCATAACGAATAACATCATCAACTATACATTGTCCGTCTATAGACCAAACACTGTAGTCTGGAGTTACCCATCGTTCATTTCTTTCTACCCAAAAGTCAAACTGTTTTACAATTTCTTCTTTGGACAATTCTGGACTGTTGGTTAATTTCCATCTAAGTAAACTGTCTTTGTACCAGAACATTGACACAGCTCTGTCAAACGGATTGCGTACAACACAAAACTTAAAATAACCGTTCCATATATTATCGCCTAATTCATGTTTAAGTTCTTGAGCACTCATATGATTGTACACACTGTAGGCTTGTACATCTGGGTCTATGATAGGATCTATATGTGCTAGTTCGTTGCGTCCGCTACAAATACCATATTTGCTTTGTCTCCCAACTAAATCGTGTTGGCCTGATGATTCGTTAGGTGGTAAACAAAATTGATCAAAGTATGCTTCTACAGATGTACCTGCTGTTTTACGTGTTTTGAGATAGATAAATTTGTGCGTGTGGCTTACTAACATAACAATATTTATAGCCATAAAAAAAGGACCATCTTTCCTCATGATCCTTTTTAGTTAGTTTTACTCTAGATTCAGAATGTTACTTCTTTTCCCAGATTGTATATAAAACCCATACTGCGATTAAACCTGCTAAGCCTTGTTCGCCTAGTGATTTAACTAAGCCAGCTACAGAACCAATAACGTCTGTTGCTGGAAGAAATGGAATTGCTGAACCGCCGAATAAAATTTCTAAAGCGATAAACATTGCCATTAAAGTTACTGCTAAATGAGCAATCTCTTTAGCCCACTTCTTTACGTTTTCTAATACTTTCATAAGTATTACCTCCTAAAAAGTGATCAAGTGTTACCACTTAATCTTAAACTACCACATTTTGTATGGCAGACTTATACTACAATTTTAGCGTAGTATTAATTTATTTAGACTTTGAGTCTCGTATAATCTACATAGTTATAAAAAATACCCCAATTGGCATAACTACAGCCATTCATAATATTGGGTTATTACTCAAGCCTACATAGTAATATAGCATATTTTGATTATTTTGTCAAGATCTAGTCTAGAAGAACGGCATTTTGGTTTTTTTGGTTGTTTCCATATTGTCTTTAACAATTTTAGAAACAGTGCTTCTTTCCTCTGGTGATAGTTGCATGGCTTCGGTGTATGTGAGTCCTCCCCTCATATACCATGTTAGCCTTAGACTTTCTTCTCTTATGGCTCCTACATCCTTTTCCATGTCATCGACGAGTTTGGCAATCTCATCAGAATCCAAGGAGAGAAGCCTTATCCGAAAAAATTTGCTTGATCCAGAGTGAATGCCTGAATAAACTCGTGTTTACATTCTGGACATGTTAACTGTAGTGGTTCAAGTTCCCCTTGACCTCTAAGAGCAACAACATGATCTCTAATTTGACTAAACAATTTTCTATCGCAGTTTACTAAAAGCTCACGTATCTGCTGTTTATCTGTTACAGGAGTATCGTCTAGTTGAATAGTATTGATGCTATTAACTAAACTATCAATAGTCAAATTTGTAATATTAGCTAAACTTCTCTGTAATAAAGATGCTTTGTCCTCTTCAGATACATCTGGATTATCGGCCATTGACAATGCTTTTTGTTCTTCAAACTGACGTGTAGCATTTTCATTTAGTTGTTTATATGACATTGGACTGAAATATATAGTCATGCCCGATGTTGTTAGTGGATCGGTGTAGTCAACTGTTTTAATTTTATCTAAAACATTTCTTAAATCAAGAGTAAAATCTGATCGTTCTTTACATTCAGGGCAAGTACTACCCATTTCCATTTCGTGGCCGTAACTAGCAATTCTAATAGCAACCAGTAATAGATCAACATCAGTTTGTAATATAGCCCATGGGTCTTTAATATTAGGTACACAACTTCTAAAGATTTCAGTTGTCGCAGAACCATTATACAGTGCGTCCGGAGTTCTAGACATAATCTCATCTAAAGCAGTCATCGGATATATAGGTAATTCGCCATTGGGTGGCATATCAATAACACCTTGGGGATATCCTTTACCTTCACTAGGTAATTTTACATAAATTGCAGGTTGTCTAAAAAACTTAGACAACGGATTTGCTTGATTTTCAGCCATGGTTTTTTTCCGATAAATATGTTATATAACACACATATTTATATACGTATAAAATCAGGTTAAAATTAAATGGCAGACATAGATCAAGATTTAGAAGAATTAGGGCGACAGGCCCGAGAAGCCGCTAACGCTCTTAGAGATCTCTCTGGAGTGCGTCGTGTTGAAAGAGATTCTACAGAAAAAAATACTTCTTCTAAAGATAATAACACTAAAGCAACCCATGAAGTTAATAAAGCTCTGGCACTTTATGAAAAAACAATTGGCAGAAATATTTCTGCGGCCTATCGAGGTGAAAAAGCAGGTAAACAGTTTGCTATTGCCATTGAACAAGCGGCCGATGTTTTAACAGTGTTAATTGCCCTTGCAGGGCCATTTGGCAAACTTGGTAGGTTAATTGGCGTTGTAGCTGTTCAACTAGCAAAACTATTTGGTAAAGAGTCAGTTGATAAGGCACAAAAATTATACGATACATTCCAACAGATTGGTACCGTAGGCGGAGGCTTTGGGACAAGTCTTGAGGATCTTGCTAAAACAGCACAACAAGCTGGATTTGGTCTAGAACAACTTGAACAATATTCGGCATTGATTAGACAGAATGCTAGTGCGTTATCAATGTTTGGTGGGTCAGTAGTAGACGGTACTAAACAGTTTAGTTCTATGGTAGAACCATTGGTTTATGGTAGACTGGGCGAACGATTACAGAATATGGGTTTAAGTATTGGGGAAATACAAGAAGCCTCAGCAAGATATACAAAACTACAAACTAGACTTGGATTCACACAGTCAATGAGCAACGAAGAGTTGACTAGAAGCACTTATGGTTATTTAGAAAACTTAAACCTATTAAGTAGATTGACAGGTGCTAGTGTTGAACAACAACAGGCCGCACAAGATAAGGTAATGGGACAACAACGTTTCCGTGCCGCATATGAAGAAGCACGATTGAGTGGTGATACTGCACGTATGGCTAAAATGCAGAAAGCTATGGACATGTACACTTACTACACATCTATTGGTGCTGAAGATCTAGCACAAGGTGTAGCTGACGCATCAACAGGCTTTATTGGAACTAGTGAATCGTCAATGCAGATCTATCGTTCGGTTCCTGAGATACAGCGAATACTCAACGACTCGAGTTTGTCTTCGCTCGAAAGTGTTAAACAAGTTTCAATATCAGCCGCTGAGACTCAACAAAGATTTTTAACAGCGGCCAAAGCAGGAGCAGATATTAGTGGCATATTTGGTAATACAGCACAGGCATTAGATGCAGGAATACGTGCTAGGTCATTGTCTGAAGAAAATTTAAGAAAAGTAATTGATCAACAAATAGTTAATCAGGAAAGTAGTATTGCTAAGTTTACACAAGCAACAATTGGTTTACAATACGAAGCAAGAAATGCTTTCCAAGATTTAATCGCTAAAGGAATAAGCCCAGCAACAGACGCATTAGCCGCATATTCAAAGTTTGTAAATGGTGTAATACAAGCACCTAAAAATTTTAACGAAGCGTCATCAAAAATGTATGACGATGCTGTTAAAAATGATGTACCGTTACATCATATGATGGCGGATGGTGGATCAGTTACTGCTAAAACACCTTACATTGTTGGTGAAAAAGGTCCAGAAGTATTTGTACCTAAAGTTGCAGGAGACATAATACCTAATCATTTATCAATGAATCCTAAACAAGCATTGACATACGCAGATGAACGGGAAAGAAAGAAACAAGTGCTTCGCTTAGGTTCACAGCTTGGTGATACTGGCAATAAAACTATTGTTTCGCTGGATGACACTAAGAGACAAGAATTGAACGATTTTATACACGGCATACAATCATATAATGGACCGTTGACTTCAACAGCAATGGGTAATACCACTGGACCTGCTTTACCTAGACTAGAAAGTGGTTCTAATCTAGAAAACTATTTAAAAACATTTGAAACAGAAACAGCACAGGCTAGAGAAAAACAAATCCAAAATGAATTAGAAGCAAGTTTACTATCTGATTCATCAAATAAGACAACAACAGATACAAAAAATGACGAGCTTATGTTATCGCAAAATAACAAACTTGATGAACTTATCACTATAATGAAACGTTCATTATCAACACAAGAACGCACAGCATCAGCACTACAATAACCTTTTTGGTTAAATCCGCATTGACCTTTTGACTTTTATTTGCTAAAGTTTAGAATAGCGATAAATACTATCCATATACAAAAGGTTAACCTATGGCAAGTTGGAAAAAATATTTTAAAGTAGCAAATCGTACAGATGGATCAATGAGTCCTATCAGTGGTATGAATAGACCACAAGGCGGGGCCTCAGACGACTTTGCTTTCCGTAATTATCAATCAAGTTTACCAGAAGTCTACTCAGGACACCCTAATCGTGTTGAACGTTATAACCAATACGAAGCTATGGACATGGATTCTGAGATCAACGCATGTTTAGATATTATCGCAGAATTCTCAACACAGGTAAATGATCAAAACGGTACAGCATTTGAAATAGCCTTTACAGAAAAACCAACAGACCATGAAGTTGATATTATTAAAAAACAACTACAGCAGTGGACCAAACTAAATCAATTTGATCAAAGAATTTTCAAACTATTTAGAAATACTATCAAGTATGGTGATCAAGTATTCATTCGTGATCCAGAAACATTTGAGCTATACTGGGTTGACATGTCAAAAGTTTCTAGAGTTATTGTCAACGAAGCAGAAGGCAAGAAACCAGAACAGTATGTGGTTAGAGATATTAATCCTAACTTTGAGAATTTGACAGTAGCGGCCAAAACAGCACAAGATGCTAACACTAATCCGCCAACACAGGGTGGATATACTCCACCTAATAACTTTACAGCACCTAATGCTATGGGTGGTGCAGGACAAGGTAGATTTGGTCAAGCAATGAATGAAAGTGCTGTTGAAGCAGGACACGTAGTACACTTATCATTATCAGAAGGATTAGACTTCAAATGGCCGTTTGGCACATCAGTATTAGAGAACATTTACAAGGTCTACAAGCAAAAAGAACTGTTAGAAGATGCTATATTGATCTATAGAGTACAACGTGCTCCGGAGCGTAGAATCTTCAAAATTGACGTAGGTAATATGCCAAGTCACATGGCAATGGCCTTTGTAGAACGTATTAAAAATGAAATACATCAACGTCGTATTCCAACACAGAGTGGTGGTGCTAGCCAAGTAGACGCTACATATAATCCACTATCAATCAACGAGGACTACTTCTTCCCAGTGACAGCAGACGGAAGAGGATCAAGTGTTGATACATTACCTGGTGGACAAAACCTAGGCGAGATTGATGACTTAAAATACTTTAACAATAAATTGTCTAGAGGTTTAAGAGTACCAAGTTCATACTTACCTACTGGCCCAGATGAATCAGCACAGGCATTGAGTGATGGTAGAGTTGGTACAGCACTGATTCAAGAATATAGATTTAATCAATACTGTATGCGACTACAGAATCAAATTATCAATAAACTAGATGATGAATTTAAAATGTTCCTACGCTTTAGAGGTTTTAACATTGACTCATCACTGTTTAACTTAAAATTTAATCCACCACAAAACTTTGCGTCATACAGACAAGCAGAGTTAGACGCACAGCGTGTTAATGTGTTTACAGCCTTAGAAGGTGTTCCGTATATCAGTAAGCGTTTTGCTCTACAACGTTTCCTAGGTCTGACTGAAGAAGAACTAAGACAAAACGAAGACTTATGGTCAGAAGAGTCAGACAACATGGATTCACAAGGAGCATCAGGCAGTGATCTAAGATCCGTTGGTATTAGCCCGGGCGATATCGACGCAGACCTAACCACAGGTGAAGAGATTGATGCAGACCTAGAAGCACCAGACTTAGATCTAGGTACTGAAGAAGGCGGCGAAGAAGTATAAATACTACTATGATACTTAACGAACTCTACGACAAACAACCAGAAGGCTATCAAGACGCTGACCAAGATCACAGCAAGGCCCGTATTGGCGATCTACGTAAAACTAAACTGACTCTCAAGCAGTTAAACAAGTTACGTATTATGAATGACGTTCGATCATACGAACAAACACAAAAAGCAAAACGTGTTCAACAGCAGTACGGAACACCAGCAGAAGCACCTCAACTATAAGAAATTCCTAAAAAAGGCTCAAAAAGGCGCCTTTTTCGCTTAAAAAACTCCAATATTAAGAAAAATAGTGTAAATACACTCACAAAGCCATATATGGAGACAAAAAACATGGAAAATAAATTTGAACAGTTAATTGAGTATATCATTAACGACGAAGAAGACAAAGCCAAAGAGCTTTTCCACGATGTAGTGGTTGAAAAGTCACGTGACATCTATGAAGAGTTAATGGCAGAAGAAGAAGCAACTGAAGAAGTTGTTGAATCTGAAGACGAACAAGTTGAAGAATCAGCTGACGAAGAAGTTGAAGAATCAATTGAAACAGAAGAAGAAGTTGGTGGCGACGAAGCAGACGATTTAATTGCTGACATCGAAGCTGACGAAGAAGGCGTTACAGAAGAAGAAGACGACTACGAAGGTGAAGAAGAGTCTGAAGAAGATGAAGACTTAGAAGACCGTGTTGTTGACTTAGAAGACAAGTTAGACGAATTAATGGCAGAATTTGAAGGCTTAATGGCTGACGGTGATGCTGAAGAAGAAATGGGCGAACCAGAAGCAGAAGAAGAAATGGGTGAACCAGAAGAAATGGAAGTACCTATGGAATCTGAAGAAGCAACTGAAGAAGTTGTTGAAGCTGAAGAAGAAGTAGCAGAAGAAAAAGAAGAAGAAGCTCTTGAAGAAGGCGCTGATCTTAAACCAGCTACTAAGCCAGAAACAAAAGAAGGTGCAGACCAAACTAAATCACCAGTAGCGGCTAATGCCGGTGCTAAAGGTGCAGAGGCTAAGCCACAAGCATCAAAAGGTGAAGAAAAAGGTTCTGCAACACCTAAAGCAGAAGATCAAGGCGGAACCACTGAACCAGATCTTAAAAAAGTTTAATTTAAACTTTATTATATAGGTACCTTACAATATGTCAAACATATACTTAAAAGAACATCTTAACCATTCAATGGCCAACATGATTGTTGAGTCAGCAAACGATGGTAAAGATTTATATATGAAAGGTATCTGCATCCAGGGTGGTGTAAAAAACGCTAATGAACGTGTATATCCAGTTGCTGAAATTGAAAGTGCAGTTAAAACACTGAACGAACAAGTTACAGGTGGATATAGCGTTTTAGGCGAAGTTGATCACCCAGATGATTTAAAAATCAACCTTGACCGTGTATCACATATGATTGAAAATATGTGGATGGATGGTCCAAATGGATGTGGTAAATTAAAGATTCTACCTACACCGATGGGTCAACTAGTTAAAACTATGTTAGAGTCAGGTGTGAAGTTAGGAGTTTCGAGTCGCGGTAGCGGAAACGTTAACGAGGACTCAGGACAAGTCAGTGATTTTGAAATTATCACTGT